CCCGCCTAGCTTTCTACTCTATTGGTGAATCCCTAAACCTCGCCTTACTGGATACTCGTATAACTACGCTTATTAATACCTACAATACAGCAATTGCATAACCATGACAAAACAAGAATGGCTGCTTTCTCAAATTGCACAATTCCCTGAACTATCTCCCAGGGAATTAACTTCATACCTCAACGATAAAGTATTAGTAGATAATCCAGTGCCAATAGGACAAGTATCTGTGACAACTACCTTAGAAGAAGTTTCAGCAGTAGTCACAGATGCGGAAGTCTTAGCTATAGCTGAGAGTCCAGTTTATAATAAAATTCTAGACGCAATTAATCAGAATAGACTTGATTGGATTGTTGGAAATTTAACTACTTTAAAACGTGGTGGAAAATTAAGTCAAGAAAGTTATGATGCAATTTTAGTATTACTTCAAAGGACTCAACTAGACCCTAATTATCAAGCACAAATATTAGTAAGCCCTGCTGAGTTAGCAGGGTATGGGGCTATTTTAGTTAGTGATGTTGAGGAGTTGATTTAGTTTACTATGTCTAGATATAGTCAACACGCCAGAAATTTGTATTATTCTTATCCTCGCAGAATTGAGAAGGGAATTTCTGATCATACTGTTGTGCGTATTGGTGATAAAAAATGGCGTGTTTTGCCTATTTTAAGCCGTACTCCTCGCAGTCGATCTCAAGGTTGGATTGTTGAGGCTAAAAAGTTTCCTCCTGACACTTCTGATTTTGGCAAGATTTGCTATCCTGGAAAAGATAGAGTCCAGCCACGAGAGATCAAATGTACTTGTCCTGATGCTACTGCTATTGAGGATTACGGAAGGGATTGGACATTTTCAAGGGCGGGTTTATTTTATCCTTGTAAACATATTATTGCTGTTTTAATTAAAGAGAAAGTTGATTTTATAGAAAATACTTTAGCTAATTATAATAAAGATAGAAATGATGATTGTTTCGTTTGTCCGCCGGGGGCTTTTTGCGGTGAGGTTGGTGATCTTCCCAATTATGGAGATTTTCCGCCTTGTACTAGATTAAAAATTTCTTTTAATACTGTTATTCGTCAGAGTTATACCGATTTGATTATCACTTTAACTAATACTGCTTATGTGTATGCTCCAATTCAATCTATTTCTGTTAGTCCATCTGGCCTAGTTGTTACTCGTGCTTATGGCCAACAATATTATTTAGGTTATAATTTTTGTACTAACTCTTTTGTTAATTCTGACACTCACGGCGGCGGTGTTATTTTATCATCTAGTTATATTATAGAAGAAGGTTATCCTCCTGCTGAGTGGTATTCATAGAAGAAGGTTACCCTCCTGCTGGTTGGTATGATTAATTAGTGGTTATTATTTATTGGTAGGTATTTATGGCTTGTGGGAAGAATCAAGATAAGGGTAAAATGTCAGAGAAGCAGCGCGCCGCTATTTCTAAAGGTGCTACTGGCAAGAAAAAAACAGCCGAACAGAAAAAGAAGATATCAGACGGCATGAAAAATAGTGAGTGTGTTAAGTCCAAAAAAAAGAAGAAGAAATAATTATTCTTTTTCTGGTAAATAAATTTTAATTTCTGCTTTATTATTGTTTTCTTCGGCTTTATCTTTCTCTCTCCATCCTGCTTGACATTTTAGGTAAAAGAATATAGCCGCGGGTTCTCCTTTTTCAATTAAATCAAATAATTTTTCTGACACTTTTAATTTAGCTTTAGCACGTCCTGAATTATAAGCTTTTTTAGCTTTTTCGTTGTCTTTTAGTCGTCGGTCTAATGTTCTGGCTGATGTTCCAATTAAGTAGGAAATATCATCAAGGTTTAATCCTAGTCCTGCGGCTTTTTCAATTAAAGTAATTTGTTCATCTGTTAAAATAAAAGTCATAGTTACTTAATAAAATTATGGCGTTTACTAATGCTCAAAAATCTAAAGCTATAGGGCATCTTGGGTATACTGTTGATTCTTGGTCTTTCGGTTACATTGGCGGCAAGTTAGATGCGATCGCTAATTTATCTGCTGATAGTGAAACTAGGGTTGGTGCGATTATTACTCAGCTTGACACTTTAGAGACACAATTAAATTCTAGCATTGCTGCTAATGCTGGCACTCAAGTTAAACCAGATGGTACGGTGTTTTTTCAGGGTCAATCTATATCTGAGATTAATAATCAGTATAATTATTGGAAGAATAAACTTTCTATAGCTTTGGGTGTTTCTATTGTTTCTACTGGTTCTCGTGTTGTTCGTTCTTGATTCAGTGATGTGATTTTAATTAGTGAGCGATCGCTAAATTTTAGGAGGTAGTTATGCGTAAGTCTGCTAAGTATTATAATTCTAATCCTAAAGCTAAGGCTAAAAAGGATGCTTACAACAAGGAGTTTAATAAAAAGTCTGATCAAGTAAAAAAAAGAACTGAATTAAATAAAATTAATCGTGATAACGGTACGTATGGCAACGGTGATAAAATGGATATGAGTCATACTAAGGAGGGAATAAAACCGAAACCACAATCAGAGAATCGTGGCAGTTCTAAAGATATGCCTGGTGATAAACGCTCGCGTGGAAAGAAGTCTGCAAGCAAAAAGAAAAAGCTGTGATGTGATTACTTTATCTTGTTGTGTGATCGCTCTTTAGAATTTCACGCTTTAGAATTTCGCGCAACACAAAATAATAATGTAAATTATAATAAAATAAATAATACAGAATATAATAATACAGGATACAAGAGAACAAAGCGCACATTATAACACAATTGATAAGCCCCTATACCCCCATTTATAGTTTTTCTTATGTCGAAGTTACACACACAAAATTTTTGATTTTTAGCAATTATGGAAAGTATCAATCATGACAATTCTGTTAGCAGCCTTCATCCTGATTATATTGACAGTATTAGCTTATGGGATTATTTGGATGATTTATATTATGGATCAGACAGATGGCTTGAATTAGCAAAAACAGGGTTTAAACCTACTGACAAAACTGCTTTGTACCTTCCCCGCCATGCTGCGGAATCGTTTGAGAATTGGCAGAGTAGGATTAATCAAAGTTGCTATGATGATTTATTTGCTAAGGCTATTAGACAATTTGTAGGTTTGATATTTAAGAATGATGTTAATTTTACTTCTGATAGTGAGTTTATTTCTCATTACGAGAATTTGGATAATCATGGTGTTAATGGAGATGTATTTTTTAGACAAGTTGCTTTAATGGCGATGCGTTTGGGTCATTGTTTTATATTTATTGATTTACCTGTTATTAATGCTAAAAATTATCAAGAATACTCAGAATTATCACCTCGTCCTTACTGGTCTTTGATTTCCCCGCAAAATTTAATTAATTGGGAGTGTGAATTTATTGATAATAAATTAGTTTTCACTTTGGCAGTTATTAAAGAAGAAATTTATACAAGAGCTGGTGACTTTGGTTATCAGAAAATTAATCAATATCGGGTTTATCGTCCTGGGTCTTATTTTATTTATAGAGAGGTTGATAATAAAGCTGAAAATAAGACTGATAACAAAACTGATAACAAGTTTGTTTTATATTCTTCTGGTGATTTTATTTCTGAATACGCTTATGTTCCCATTGTTCCTGTATTTGGCGGTTCTCGTTTGGATGATTGCGTTAGCGTTCCACCACTTAGGGGTTTAGCTGATAAGAATAGAGTTCTTTATCAACTAACGTCTGATCACAATCGCAAGGTTTCGCTATGTTGTCAGCCGGTGCCAGTTTTAAAGGATTCTATGAGGGGTGATGAGCCTTTGGAAATTGGACCGAATAGTTTTATTAACCTTCGTGATCCTAATGGCAGTTTTCAATGGGTTGAGCCGTTAGCACTTAGTTTAGAGCAAAGTCGGAAGGATTTAGATGATTTGAGAGACAGTATTAGCAATGATGCTGCGAAATTTTTAACTTCACCGTCTGATCGTCAAACCAGTGCGGCGACTTATTTGTTAGCTTCTCCAGTAGAGGCTAGTTTAGCGAGTTTTACTGCTAATTTTTCAGATGGCATTAATCAGGCGATTGCTATTCATAATCAGATGATTAATTGTGATTGTGAGGTTAAAATTGTTCTTGATACTAAATTAATACCCGCTTCTGACGTTCCGAACAAGGAACAAATTGCAATTTCGCTGCGCGGTTTATTTACTGATGGTATTATTGGTAGAGCAACTGTATTAAAGGCGCTTGAGAAATTAGATTTATTTGGCAAAGATTTCGATTTAGAACAGGAATTAATTACAGATGACAGATACATTAAACTCTAGTGATGATAATTTACCCCCTTCTACACCATTGGGTGATACTGGGTTGGAGGCACTGAGAAAAGAGCGGGAGGAACGGAAGAAATTAGAACAGCAATTAAAGGAGCTAAGGGGTAAAGCTGAGGCGGGGGATATTTTAGCTGGTGAAATTCAGGAATATAAAACCAAGTTAGAAACTAAGGAACAGGAATATGCTCAAAATCTGGAACAGTTAAAGGGTGAAATTTCTCAACGTGAGAAAATTATTACATTTTCAAAAATTGAATCTGAGTTTTTAAAAACTGCGGGGGAAATTCAGCTAAATTCTAAATTTCAGGGTTTATTGCTTAATGCTCATAAGCACGAATTTACTGTAATTGATGGTGCGGTAAAAACTGCTGACGGTAAAACTGTGAAGGAATGGCTAGAAAATCAGCGATCGCAATATCCCGAATTGTTTGATGCCCCAAAAACTTCTGGCTCTGGTATTGGTGGTAGTCGTTCTAATTCTTCAGGTGGTCGTCGGACTGTAATTGATTCTTCCAATAATCAACAGTTTCTTGACAATTTAGATGGAATTATTGACGGTTCGGTGTCTGTTGAGCGATAATATTTTTGCAGCGGTTGCACCTTTTCCGCTACTCCTGCAATATATTTGAAAATTATATTTATTGGTGGCATTTCTCCTTAGACGTGCCACTTTATTATTTGACGCTGAATAAAAATAGTTTATACTTAGATTGCTAAGGTGCGATACCTGGCGGCGCGATGCCTTGCACACTTTTTAAGATTTTGAACAATGGCAAATACTATTAATTCTTTGTTGGTAGATCGTATTTATGCAATGGGGCTAAAGGCTCTGCGTCGCCAAACTGCATTACTTCGTTACGTGACAACTTACGAGAAGGAGGTAATGGATAACAGTTTTAGGGGTGATACTGTTGTTGTTCCAATTCCTTCTCAACGGTCTGATTCTGATGTTACTGATGTAGTACCATCGAATACTCCACCTGCCCCTTCTGACATTACTCCTCGTTATGCTTCTGTTACCTTGAGCAATTGGAAAAAGGTAAACTTTGCATTAACAGACTTTGAGGTTTCTAAACTTTCTGCGGGTACGATGTCTGATGAGTTTAGCGGTGCTATTGATGTTCTTGCTGGGAATATTATTCGGTCCGTGATGGCGAATTACACTGGGATTTATCAGTACGCGGGTACTGCTGGCACTACTCCTTTTGCATCTTCTACAGCTTCTGCCGCTAGTGCTAGAAAGTTACTCAATATTTCCGGTGCGCCTATGGAAAATCGTGCCATGATTTTAAATTTTGACGCTGACGCTAACGCTATTGGTTTATCTCTTTTCCAGCAATATTTGCAAAAGGGTGATACTGAGACTTTAAAGGAAGGCACTATTAAACGTGCTTTGGGCTTTGATTGGGCTGTGGATGGATATTTACCAACTTTCACTGGTGGCACACTTTCTAACGGAACTTCTAAAGCCGCTTTGGTTAACGGCGCGGCTACGGTTGGGGTTTCTACTATAAATATTGATTCTGGTACTTTAACCGGAACTTTAGTAGTTGGTGATTTATTTACTGTGGCGGGTGACACTCAACAGTATGTTTGTACTATTGCCAGGACTGCATCTAGTAACGCTATTGCTGGTTTGACTTTTTCTCCCGCTGCTAAAGTTGCATGGGCCGATAATGCTGTGATCACGTTTGTGGCTTCTCATGATGTTGCTGGCTTGGCACTTCATCGGCAAGCGCTCGCTTTTGCTTCTAAACCTTTGGATGATGTGACTTTAGAGGGCGGTTCTCAGATTCGCCAAATACCTGATCCTGTTTCTGGCTTAACTTTGTGCTTAGAAATTACTCGGCAGTATAAACAGACTGTCGCTGAGTTTTCTTGCTTGTGGGGTTCTACCCTTGCTCGTCCTGAATGTGCGGTTAGGATACTGGGGTAATAAATTATGGCTGCAATTTCAACTGTAAAAATTCAAGATGGGGACGATTACGCCATTATTAATGAGCGTGATTTTGATCCTGGGATTCATCAGATTTATGTTAAGAAATCCAAGAAATTCAAGAAAACTTTAGTTTCTGATCTTGTTTCTGGTGACGGTGATAGTAATGGTGATGGTGTGACTGATGTTGATGGTGTTAATAATGAGGAATAAAATGCAGTTTAATGATTCTCATTTGCAACTTATTTTGACTGTGATGGCGATCGCTTCAGGTTTTTATCGACTTTTTAAAATTGAGACAACTATACATTCAAAAATTGATAAACTACAATCTGATTTTAATGTTTATGTTGTTAAGAATACTGGTGATTTAGCCTTAATTAGAAGAGATGTTTCTCGCGTTTTGGAAAAATTAGACAGTTGATTTATGGCTAAATTAAGTAAAAAGGATATGCCTTGTAATAAGCCGAAAGCTACACCTAGTCATTCTAAAAAATCTCATGTCGTTAAGGCTTGCGATTCTGGAGTTGAAAAGATTATTAGATTTGGTGAACAGGGTGCAAAAACTGCGGGTAAACCTAAAAAGGGAGAGTCGGAAGCTACTAAAATGAAACGAAAATCTTTCAAAGCCCGTCATGCTAAAAATATTGCCAAAGGTAAAATGAGCGCGGCATATTGGGCGGATAAAGTTAAATGGTAACGTGGGTTTAGGGTATCTAAAAAAAAGAGGCTAAAGGCCTCTTTTTAATGTGATGTATTTTCATCACACCTGATATTTTTAGTTTGGGAATGATAGTGACAATTGGATTACTTTGGGGGTGTTGGTGATAGTGTATGCTCCTTTGCTGTCTAGATCAATTATTGCTTTTTGAATTTCGATAATTCTTAAATTCCATCTATCTGCAAAATCCACTAAATTAATTTCGAGTTTTTTAGGGTCTGCATTTTCTGCCTTTTCAATTTCAATTGCAAGGTAGATGTAGCCTAGACCTTTAATTATTCCTGATTCTTTTAAGGCTTTGATTGTCTTTTCATCAATCAGTAATTTGGCTTCGTTCTTGTTCTTTCCTACCGCTTCCTTATTTACTAATTCCAACATTTTGATAACTCCTATCATGACTAGAATTAAATTTTTTTACTAACATTTCCCGGCGTAATTTTGGATACGGGGAAGATTTAAAGATTTGTATTCCCGTGCCAGTGCAATTAAATCAGGCATTTTCTCCTATTGCCTCCCATGCTTTAGCCTCTGCAATACCATCTTCTTTGCGGTATTTTTTCATTGACTTTCTGTTTACCAATTCTTGCAAGTCAATAACGTTGGTGTTTTCAGGTTTGGTCAAATTTTCTTTTTCAGTTTTCCCGACTTGGTGCATCTCCTCACACATATCATGGCTAAAGCGCATATCCATCATTTCCATCTCAATTAGGGTGATAAACTTTAGCCCTAGTCCACACTGCATTCGTTGGCAAATTGGTTGTTTGTCAGTTTCGGGGTTGTAAGCAGGGATGGCCATTTTAATTAACTGGGGTTGAATTTTCCCTGTGTCGTTACAACAATGGCATTTAACATCTGGCTGTAAATCTTCCAGCTTGTACGCTTTTGCTGGTGCTGGTGCTGGTGCTAATGAGAATTTAAGCATGATAAAATCTCCTCCTTAATTTCCTGTGATTCGTGGCAGAATTTACAAAAATCCTTGATTGTGGTATCTTTGATGTTTTGGATAGTATAACCCGTTGTCCCGTGTGTACATACGCCTAGCCATAACTCATCAAAGCGCGGGTGATTTGCCCAAACTTCAAATTTATTGGATTGATGAGATGAGCTATCATCACTTGTTCCACAAAAAGATTCCCATTTGGCTTTTAAATCCTCTAGATTACGCTCGATCCACCTCATGGGTAATGTAGGAGGTTTAGGCAACTTCTTGGCTTCTTCCTGGCAAAAATTCAAGAAGTTTTTTCTCTCTCCCTCTGAGAGAGATATGAGGTAAATCTGGTAAGAATCTGAATATAAATCTGAAGGGGGGCTGGAATTCAGCTTTGGCAATGGTTTCGGGGCTTCATTTTCTACGATCAGAGACTGCTGTCTACGATTAGAGACTTCTGTCTCCATTTGGAGACTTTTGTCTACGATTGGAGACTCTTGTCTACATTTGGAGACTGTTTCTACATTTGGAGACTGTTCTATAATGTTGTCTCCGTCTAGGTTTGGGTTAGTATTGGTAACTGTTATTTCCCCATGAATTTCAATGGAAATCATTCCTAAAGTTTGCAGTTTGGCGATCGCTTTATAGAATGCTGGTTTGCTGATTCCTAGTTCTGTGATGATGTCGGTGGGTTTGTATTTCCCTTTCCACCCATATTTAAGCTTGATTTCAAAATACAGATGTACTAGCCCACTGGTGGTTAACAACCCTTGGCTGTACCCTTCTAGGGCTTTTTCGATGGTCATTTTATAAAACTGTGCCATTATTCCACCCTTCATTACTTGTCCGCCTGTTATTAAAAAAAGACTCCTAATGTGCATAGGGGTCTTTGTAATTTAGGTTGTTGTTTACTCACTCAATAATAATACCAAGTTTTTGAAACTTTAGCAATCTTTCATCCCATAATTTTTCGTATTTTTTGATATTATTTTCGGTGAATATTTGCAGTTTTTCAGGTGAAATTACGATTACTGCTAACTGTGTAATGTCGTTGAGGTATGGCGGTGAATCTTGGGTTGGTAATCCTGAAAAATTCCAAGCTTTGGCATAGGCGGC